CTCGTATTTTTTTGCGACCAGTTCAAGACGTGGTAATGCCTTTTTGCAGAAGCTGATTAAAAAGGTATTGGCTCGTTGACTGCCCTGAGTTTGCTCCAGCACTGCTGCGGTGCGATAAACGTCAAAACGCACGCACTCAGGCTGGAGAGAAAGCACTTTTCTCGCATGCAGCAAAGCCGCGAACATACGGTCGCGGCTTTGCTGTTGGTCATAGGTAAGATATGGGCTGGCTATTGCCTGTTTTGGAAAATTCCATACAAAGGCATAATCAATCTCACCCGGAGCCTTTGCTGAGACAGGAGTGTCTATGACTTTATTCACTGAAGAAGATCCCACCCAACGCCGCTATGTTGATTTGATTACAGAGGTGACAGCTTTCGAAGCTACGAAAGAACCAATGAAGATCATTTCCGCATCCGACATGCTGGGCATTTGCGATGCTTTTCTTGCTGAGACTCAATGCCACATAGCAGACCGGCTACCTCTTTCAATAACTGGTCGGCGTGAGCTAGGTCGGAAAATTGAGTGGAATTGTCCACATAACTGGAAACCACGCGAAGAATGGTCAACACATGTTCGGCACGCCTTACAAATTTTAAATCGACGTTATTTGGATACCCCAGTATCTCAACTGGATGACTGGCAGACCTGGGAAGAACTATCGACAGATATTCATGTGTCGGCTCGCTGTACTCGGCGGACTGTTGAGTTTTATCGCTCTGGAAACCCCCAGCATTTACCGATGTCGACTGAGCTTTTTGCTGTTTCCGAAGTTTTTTCAAAATTTGTAGCTTCGATTCTTTCGGGTAACATTCACCCTGTTTGGATGTGGCATGCTGACGCAGCCAAAACGCCGCGATGCCTTGATGGGCTTTATCCCAAATACGCGCCGCTTTCTTGAGCTGGCTTAGTGGTCTGGTAGTCATATCGCCCCCCGATAGTGTTTTGCTTTCAGTTCTTCAACCTGCTGACAGGTCACGCAAAAAGCCACGCCCGGAATCGCAATGCGTCGAGCTTCCGGGATTGGCGCGTCGCATTCTTCGCAAAGAAAACGGGAAGGCGCAGCGATACGGCTGCGCGCGTTGCTGATGTGGCGTTCACGGTCTTCCTGCTCACGCTGTTGTGCTAAATCCATTGCATCGGCCATTAGTGCAGCTCCTGTGATTCGTTCTCAAAGCGGGTGGCTTCACGGCGCAGCAGTTCAGCGGCTTCGGTGCCGCTCATCCCCTCTTTGGTGATATGGATCGCCAGCGCCTCAAGGCGGATGGAAACAGCGAGCGCGCGGTCTTTACGTTCTTCTTTTTTTGCATCTGTCAGCAATACGGCCAGCGCATCGCTATCAGTGTTAAAACTACGGGTTTCGGTACTACGCATAATTGACTCTCCTGATTTCGGGCAATAAGAAGCCCGGCGGGTTTACGCCATTAAATTTCTGTTTGGATTAATTCGGCATGGTTAACCGTTTGGGAAATAAGCTCACTACTGCGCGAAAATGATTCATCGCTGTAATAAGCGCTTTTTTCTCATCAGTAGTCAGCTCACTTAATTCGAGCTCGTGACGAGCTGCCGGTATTTTTGCCAGAAAGAAAATAGCGGCCAAAGCGCGGTTATTTTCTTCAGATTGTGGATCCCGTTTATCCCGCATATCGTCGACAAAACGCACCACCTCTTTCCAGCTATCGCCCCAGAATCTGGCGCGAAGTTCGGCCACATGATTCAAACCGGCCAGACGTTCGCCAGCCTTTAGCGGCGCAGTTGTCGGCAAAGCTTCAATAGCCATGATTCCCCCAGCTTTTGAGTAGAGAGGCCTGCAAGTAAATCAGCCTGTGAGAGGTTCGGGTGCCAACGCTTGCCGTCCTTACCTGCGATCCAGCCGTGGCCGTAATGCATGCCGGGGCTTTGCTTAACGAGCAGAGACGCGAATGCCGGTTCACTTTTCAGCATACGCACCTCAAATCAGACCAAACGATGCGCCAATACCGCTCATGGTATCGACCACGCTCGACATAGCTGGATTACTCTGCAGACGTGCATGCAGCGCCAGAGCCGACAATGACAACATGCGAATGCCGGAGTTAACGCTTTCAATCATGTTGTGCTTACGGGCAGTGGTCAGACGCTCATCAGATACAGCACCGCTAGCCAGTTCACCGAGTTCACGCATTGCGCGCATGACGTAAGACTGCAATTTATCTTTAGCCAACTCATTAACCGGCACGCATGGCAGGCAATGAATCTGCGCCAGAAAACCATCAACGAGAGTTGAGTCTTCGGTCAGGTCAGTCAGCAGCCACAATTCAGGCGACGTGAACTGGTGAGGCTGTTCCGGGTTGAGCTTGTTACGTAACGTTTGAACGTTCATACCTGCACGCTCGGCCAGCTTCGCCATGTTGTGACGCTGCGCAAAAGCCCGGCACGCTTCGTCATAGTGGGGATGTTTGGAAACCTGAAAATCAAACATGTTGCGTCCTTATAATTCACATAAAGTGAATTAAGCGCCGATGACGAGTTGAAAACGGGAATGACCCAACGCCTTACGCAACTGTTCTTCTTTCCAGCGAGCGTAATAAATACGAATCGGGCCACCTGCTTTCTTGCAGCCTTTACGGATGGTGCGGGGTTCGATTGGTACACAAGGGTTGTCGCCGGTTGTCCAGCGGTAAGCGGTTCGTTCAGAAACACCCTCAAGCTCTGCGAATTGTTGCAGAGTAACGATAGGTGCAGGCACTTTGATGATTGCGATTTCAGAAGCCATATTGCATGATTCCCTATTAGCCAAAGTTTGCAATTGACATGACTCTGTTTGCCAACACTTGCCATCAATTGCGTGGGTTTAGCCAAAATATATCTCCCAATTGAGAGATAGTAAATAGGTTTTATCGAAATGAGAATAGATTCTTTAGGATGGAGCAACGTAGATGTACTTGACCGCATCTGCGAGGCGTACGGATTTTCTCAGAAAATTCAATTAGCTAACCACTTCGATATCGCATCCAGTTCACTGTCAAACAGGTATACCCGAGGTGCAATATCCTATGACTTTGCGGCTCACTGCGCCCTTGAAACAGGTGCTAATCTTCGGTGGTTACTTACCGGAGAAGGGGAAGCATTTGTAAATAATAGAGAATCGAGCGACGCAAAAAGGATTGAGGGGTTCACATTAAGTGAAGAAATCCTCAAATCCGATAACCAACTGAGTATTGATGCCCAATTTTTCACAAAACCGCTCACAGATGGGATGGCTATCCGTTCCGAGGGGAAAATTTATTTTGTGGACAAGCAAGCATCATTGTCTGACGGCTTATGGTTAGTAGACATTGAGGGAGCAATAAGCATTCGAGAGTTAACAAAACTACCGGGCAGAAAACTACATGTTGCAGGCGGGAAGGTTCCTTTCGAATGCGGCATTGATGATATTAAAGCGCTGGGGCGTGTGGTGGGTGTATACAGCGAGGTTAACTAATGACCGTCCGTAAAAATCCGGCTGGCGGCTGGATTTGCGAGCTCTACCCAAACGGTGCAAAAGGCAAGCGTATCAGGAAGAAATTCGCTACTAAAGGCGAGGCACTGGCGTTTGAACAGTACACCGTTCAAAACCCGTGGCAGGAAGAAAAGGAAGACAGGCGCACGTTAAAAGAGCTGGTTGATTCATGGTATAACGCTCATGGCATTACCCTGAAAGACGGCTTGAAACGCCAGTTAGCCATGCACCATGCTTTTAAGTGTATGGGTGAACCACTCGCACGCGATTTCGATGCACAAATGTTTTCCCGCTACCGAGAAAAACGGTTAAAAGGTGAGTATGCCCGTTCAAACAGAGTGAAAGAAGTATCGCCTCGCACGCTTAATCTTGAGCTGGCCTACTTCCGGGCAGTGTTCAATGAGCTAAACCGCCTCGGAGAATGGAAGGGCGAAAACCCATTGAAAAATATGCGCCCATTCCGCACAGAAGAAATGGAAATGGCCTGGCTAACTCACGACCAAATTTCGCAACTGCTCGGAGAGTGTAAACGACATGACCACCCTGATTTAGAAACCGTGGTAAGAATCTGTCTCGCCACTGGCGCACGGTGGTCTGAGGCCGAGAGTCTGAGAAAAAGCCAGCTCGCGAAATACAAAATCACATACACCAACACGAAAGGCAGAAAAAACCGCACCGTCCCAATCAGCAAAGAGCTCTATGAGTCTCTGCCTGATGATAAAAAAGGCCGGTTGTTTAGTGATTGTTATGGCGCGTTCCGGTCTGCTTTGGAAAGAACAGGCATCGAGCTACCGGCAGGACAACTTACCCACGTTTTGCGCCATACCTTCGCCAGCCACTTTATGATGAATGGTGGTAATATTCTGGTCTTGCAGCGTGTACTCGGCCATACCGACATCAAAATGACGATGCGATATGCGCACTTTGCTCCTGACCATTTAGAGGATGCCGTAAAACTTAATCCTCTAAATAATGCTTTTAAAATCCACTTAGAATCATAAAAAAGGTAAACGATGTGTCTATTTTAAAAACTGTAGAATGTATAACAGCCAAACAGTTTCTTGATAAGTTAACTCCGTGGAATACAAGTTATGAATTATCAGAATATGTATTCAGAGGTCATACTGATGAGAATTTCAAACTAACCCCCAATATAATGAGAAAAAGAAAAGACAAAAGCCTAATCCAGATTGCAAACATGGCTATAATGGAGAGCGACTATAAAGAAACCATCCACAACATGGGAATAAGTGAGATAAATGCGTTTCAAGCCACAATAGAAATGACAATATTAAGGAGATTCTATAGAGCTTCGAATGAAAATGGATTATACGTTCCGAAATCTAAAATCATGAGCTCACGAATGGAAATTGATGGGTACATCGATTTCGAAGAGGTAATGAGTAATTTCAAACATAGCAAATGGCTCAACCAAGATACCATTGAAATTGCAGCACTAGCTCAGCATTACGGCCTTCCTACAAGGTTAATTGATTGGTCGTTCAATCAATATATTGCAGCATTTTTCGCAACCAACTTTGAATCTAAGCCACAAAACACAAAAAAAATATCTCTTTGGATGTTAAATTACCGCAAACTGGCTAAATTATTTTCCTCCCAAGAGTCCGACGTTAGAATGTTTAGCCCCCATTATCAATGGAATGAAAATGCCAAATCACAAAAGGGATTGTTTACATATATTGAGTCAACTTATGAAAAAAAACATAATGACTTAATATTTGAATTTCTGGATTTCTTTAAGAACAACAATTCTATGAGTGGCGATACAAAATATGATGCTATACGCGCAGACTACCGGACGTTTGATGTTGCACTGGATGAGGCTTTGTCGAGATACAATCTGAGAAATGATGGAAAGATAGACACAAATAATCTTCTGGTTAAATTAACATTACCATGTGATGAAGCATTGAAAGTTAATCAGTATTTACGCGACATAAAGGTTAGCGAGGCAACCATTTTCCCCGGCTACAGAGGTGTTGTAGAAGATATGAAATCAATTCTACGATTTTAATCACTGGATAGAGTGGCGATAAAGTGGCGGTAGAAATGGCGAACAATGAGTGATCCTTGGCAAACAGATGCAAACTATGTCAATGAAAAATAACGTAAACCATTGATTTTCTGTTGTTCTGTTAGGAACTCATAATCGCTTGGTCGCTGGTTCAAGTCCAGCAGGGGCCACCAAATATATCAAGGACTTAGATGAGAAATTATCTAAGTCCTTTTTCTTTGCGTCAAATTTGGGTCAGGTAATGGGTCAGGTAACGTTTTGGCTTCGAACCTGAAATGCCAACTTCCAGACTAAAGGTTTGCATGAACACTTTTGCTTCGGATATCCATGCTCTGCTGCAACGACTCGTCAGCGAAGCCCCCCAAACCTGAGTAAGTACGATAAGGATTTGCTATCAAATCTTAAGGTTGCCCTATATAACTTGCTGGAGGCTGAAAATGGATTGGAGCCAGTTTACAAGGTCCGTTTCGAAGACAGCGGCCATTTGTTAAAGCAACAAATTGCAGGAATGGGTCCTGACTCAACAACAGATTTAAAGGCTGATTACCAGATATTGGCTGGTGGTCAGATTTTAAACTTCCTGAACATTTTATACCTCGATAACGTAAAGCGTTACCTATCTGATCGCTTCAACAAAATCGCGCTTGTAGAGTCAGGTCATGTTGTAAACAGCATGAGAAAAGATGAAAACCAGCGAGAAACTAAAAAACGGAAAAATGGTGGTCAAAAGAGCCATGAACGCATGGAGACAGTCAAGAATCATATTCATAATCTTGCAATGGCCTTTTTGGAAGTTCACTCTCCCAGACCTTCAGATGCTTCATTTACGTTAAAAGAAGTAAATGCTGCCATACATGAAGATGTCATCAATTTCTTCAAAGAAAATCCTAAGTTACCCCAGAGCAAAAAAATCCTCTTAAATCCAGATAACTCGCCTAAGGACGGACCTGACGCCACGCGTGCTATCGAAGACAAACTACGTTTGCTCAGAAAAGAAGGTCGGCTTAGACCATTTTTTGAGCCAACAACACCGAACCAGTAAGTGGTTCGGTATACGTCCCCAGTCGTACGAACCAGAATGCCTCCTGTCTATTAAAACCAAAGAGGCATTATCAATGTTTGAAGTTTCACCAGAACAACGCCTTAGCATTCTAAAAACCTATGGACTGACTGTCGACAGATTGGTACGTGAAGATGAGCGCAAATCGATTACCAGCATCTCTCATTCTCGTGCATGGGAGCTAGAAAATCAGGGCAAATTTCCCCCGCGCAAAAAACTGGGTTCTCACAGTTGCGCATGGCTGCTTTCTGATTTGTTAATCTGGAGCCACCAGCGTTAGGGAGTCCGATATGGATATTTTCTCTCACAATAATATGGCACCGGTTTCTTTCCGCCGTTACCTCAACAAAGTTGAAGTGTGCCTTTTTCTTCGCATCAGCTTACCGACGCTTAACCGCTGGATACGTAATGGTGATTTTCCCCCACCTCATAAAATTGGTCAGTGCATTGTGGGCTGGCCGCCAGAAATAGTTAAGCGCTAAAGGATATAACTAAAATCAGCAGGCTCCCGGAGCCTGCGGGTTTTAGTTATCACAAGCATGAACCTGAATTGCGTAATTTTTACAGACAATAAGCCACCAGAGCTACAGGCCTCATGGCCATATTGCCAAAACTAACTCAGGATTATTTATAATATATGTCCACCAGCACACCCATGAATCCGTTTCAGATATCAAGAAAAAAGCTTGGTGCCTTTATCTATCAAGGTTATGCCTTACCCGTGTATGAATGGCCTCAGCGTGCGGTATATCCTGAGCCTAAAATCATGCGTGCGATGATGGACTGCCTTACTGAGATATTCAGCCAATCGACTAAAGTGCTGGTGCTACGTTTCGACTTGCATGTCAAAGAACACAGCGAGTCTAATCAGGTCATCAGCCAGTTCAGTCAGACACTGGCAAGCACACTGAAGAAACAATATCCTGGTACCTGGTTTCATCTGATATGGGTCCGTGAGCATGGTCGCAGCCCGAAACAGCATTATCACTGTGTGTTAATGGCTAACGGCCAGAAGATACAGCATCCGGCGAAACTCATCCCAATGATAGAAGAATGTTGGCAGTTCTCTTCCAAGGGTACTTTCAGCCTGCCATCTAACTGTTATTACTTTTGGAAACGTGGCGAAAGCCATTTACTCGGATTGATTATTTATAGGCTGAGCTATCTGGCGAAAAACATCACTAAAAAGCGTTTCAACATCAAAACCAGACGATACGGTAATCGAAGTATCTCTGCCAGTAGCCAGCTGCCCACACAAACGTTGAACGTACTTTTAGGCCGGTAAGACTGACGTTGAGGAACTTCAGAACCGTAATGACATGGTGTTCAGTGAATCGCTCTTTACATATGACTATCTCCTCAAGGGACATAATCAGAGTGAGGATAATCACTGAAACTCTGACCTGTTTTAGTGAACTGATGAACGCCAAGGGTTCTGCAGCTAGCAATTTTTTACTGGCTGCAAAACACTTGAATAATTAGAACCATAAAAGGTCTTAGGTAGGTGAATCAGCTTTCTCAGCCATTCGAGCAACAATGTTTACCCCACCGGGCACCACAAATACTGCATGGCTGATAACGAACAAATTCGGTTCTCTGTTGTTCCGTCAAAGTCTTCCTCAGAAATGGATGTTCGTCATTGTAAGCTTTCAAAAGCTCCCCTGGGACAAGTTCCCAGTCTTCTTTATCAGGCGTCACATTTGCTCTGATCATCAAGCCATAAGGAAGCTTTTTCTCGCCTTTTAACTTAAGCCGTTTTTTTTTTGATTCCGGCTGAACCGCCATCGTTGCAAGACCGAATTCAAGATCATAAAACTCTGTCGAGCGCGGGATCTGCATATCCCCACCAACACCAGAAACATGAACAATCAGATTTTCATCGATGCTAATTTCCAGCTCAATTCTCTCTTCCAGAGGGGGAAAATCCGGGTTAATCGGGATAACCAATTCACCGTAGTTGGTACGCGGATCTGCGGCAGCTGTTTTACCTACCATTTGTGGTCGTTTAAACGACGCAAGTGCATTTCCATCTCGAGGGTCTGTGCAATACATGGATTGTGGATAGCTGATCGAATTTCCACGGGTCGGTAGCAATGTCCCCTCAGGGATGATAGTCAGCATCGAATTGCGTGCTTCGAGTAGTTCAAAAGGCTTTGATAATGTCAGCTTCAACTCATCCGACGCGATCCAGGCTGCGCCCTCAGAAATAATACGGTCTCCCTTTTTTGAAATCTCAAGCGAAGCAATACCAAACAACTCACTCAACTGCCGTTTGATAAGGGGCATGTTAACCATGCCACCAGTAGCCAGACACAAAGCGATCGTCTGCCTATCAATATCGGCCTGATTATCAGCTAACAACGCATCGATTTCATTAATCCCTTGGCTAATTAATCGTTTAGAAATAGTCTCAAGCTCTTCTCGAGTTAACCAGTAATCGATTTCCGACTCTTCCCCTTCACCAAGGTAGTAGTCAGGTACAAAGATAGAAGTCTTGTCGTGGGTTGAAAGCGTGATTTTTGCACGCTCACAGGCCGCCTGTAATTTGGCTAGCATACCAGGACTACGCTCTAGCTGGCTCTCATCGTCCCAGTTGTGCTGCTCTGCATGCTTTTGCTCAACATACTTCTGAATAGCATCATCAAGATAGTCTCCTCCCACGGAGTTATTACCGCGGTTCAGGATTTGCAGGATATTGCCATTAACCACCTTGCATAACGTTAGATCAAGGGTACCGCCCCCCCAGTCAAACACCAGTAACATCTTGCCTTCGAATCGTCTTAGTGCCCCTTTAGGGTCTTCCTGATCACGAAAATAGCCATAGAGGGCTGCAAGAGGCTCATGTACAAAGCTCTCAACATAGACACCAGCGTTTAGCAATGCCTCACGAAGTACCTGCCGCTCGCGGCCTCCCATCGCAACAGGAATAGTCACCACTGCATTCTTCAAATCGGCACTTTCTTCGTCATCTTCATCTCGGGCGTGTTCAATAAGATATCGAATATACTCAGTCACCACTTCGCCAGGACTGAGTAAACGCCCATCAACATTGATATCAGAACAACCCAACAGCTTTTTAGGGCCACGAACGGTATTTCCTAAAACACCGATTCCATGCTGATCGAGCTTATCTTTTGCTTTTTTACCACAGATGGTTTTATCGCTCTCATAGCGAACAACTGAAGGGTGAGGTCGTCCTAAGTCATCGAATGATTTAATTTTCCCAGCACGCGTCACCACCGAAATCAGACTGTTTGTGGTGCCAAAATCGATACCTATTTTCTGAACCATGATAATTCTCTCTCAATGCTTTCAAGGACCAGCTCGACATAATGTGTCGCAATTTCCACCTTCGGCTTTTCTCTCTGCAACGCATTAAGAGATAATTTAAGTGGTTCCATAACATCTTCATTTAACAGGTTGAAAGCGCGTGATTTTGCCTTACTGACGTCATCTTTCAGGTGTACACGCTGAGCTTTATCATCAAGCACTTGCTCTTCAGACTGGGTTTTAACCTGACTAAGGCTAACTTTTAGCAGCTCAATTTCCTGCTGCAGTGCAGAAACCTGTTGTGTCAGTTGAGCCTTTTCCGCTTCAATTTTATTCAGATTTTTTCTGAGCTGTTCATTTCTAGTCTCAGTGCCTCGCTGCCCTTCACGAGCGCTGCTCAATAATTCTTCATAATAGCTAATCGTGTCTGCGATCCCGCTTCGCGACTCGCTGAGTTGAGAAGCGAGAAAGCCACAAATTTTCTTCTCATTGATTAAGCCATCACCGCGCTCTAAGATGCGATTTTCGAATGCCTGAATGCCTATTTTTACATCACATTTACCTGTTTCTACTGCCCACAAATAACAGATAGTCAGCAAATTTTCGCATTGCTGGCGAAGATGCTCCGGAGTTAGTGAGCGAAGCGAAGAAGATGATTTATCTGAGCCCTCTTTCTGCTTAAGCTGCTCCTTAATCGACGTAATTCTTGCTTCATAGCGTTCGCTAAAGCTACGGGTTAAGTGCGCCAGAATCCCCGGATTACTCAAACTCAGAGGTTCAGCCTCCGACAGAAATAGATTTGAATACCCCAGGTGTTTGCCCACCCAATGCTCACTTAATGCCTTTACGGCAAAATCGAGGACTACCTTGCTAACCTCATGATTCGATTGAGTGAGAATTACTACTTGCGACAGTTTGTTGAACTCAGGATCTGACATCCCGACAGATGCAACCAGTTTCTCAAGTACCTCGTTAGGTATTCTTCCGGGCTGCTGTATGCGCTTTAAATCAGACTGCAATGCCTGAGTTAGCGCACTTGCACGCACCTTGCCATCCTTATTCGTCACAGGAATAAACAGCTGGTTTAAAATACTCTCTAGTGTTTTTATTTTTTCAGCATCATTCGCTTTGCTACTGCTCGCAGCTACTTCTGACGACGCTTTGTCTGAAAAACGTTTCAGTGGCAGCTGGATTAACTTGGGGTTCTGCATGATCCTTGTTTCGTTTCAAGGATAAGGTCCCTGTCTTTTTTTCTTTATTTTCAGACATCTGAAGCCTCTGATTCTGGAACTGTAACGTTAAAAACTTCACTATATTTCAATTTTGTACCGTAGTTACGCTGAGCTTTAAGATTACCTTCCTCCGTCGCCTTGAGATAACGAAGGTAATTCAGTTTTTGGCGATCCTGATTAACCAGTTTCGAGATGTTAATCTGGTCGATAGCCAGCTCGAGGCTTTCCAGTGTATAGCGTGAAAAATGGGCGACATAATCATTCAGAATACGGCTGGTAATATGGTCTGTCGGTAATTTTAAAATGACATTCTGGTCGCCAGCATTGATCAAAATAGTATCCCCACGGAAGAGCATCAACGCGTCATCCAGACGAGAAATAGACGATCGCCCATGGAAATCTGAAAAATCATTAAATGAGAATTTAATGAGTTGAGACAGTGAATACGATAACGCCGTGGGATACTGCACAAGCAACTGATGTGAACGATTAAAACACTTTGCAAAGTCTTCAGTGGTTAATCGTTCAGCGCGCTGATCCTTCGCCATCACGCCATGTAAATAACGAATAAGCCCATCTCTGTACCAGATAACTTCATCGCAGCCCTCCGTTTCACTTATGAAATGAGATATCGTATCGCCATCGAAATCATCCCGGCCAAACAGGCGTAAGAAACTCTGATCGACCTGTTCAAGCTGAGTCAGAGAGGCCACCAGCAAATCAATCTTAATGCGCTTAGGACGTATCCCCCGGCGCGATAGCTTGATATCAAAAAAGCCTTTCTTCGCTGAACAGAGTTGTTTCAATAACTCGTCCGGGTGTTCGAGAACATCACCGTTCAGTTCAATTTCATCAACACAACTTAATACAATGTCTTC